CCGACATCGGGGTTATAACTACTTCCGAGCGGTTTGTTCTACGAACGGAAGCGTCATGTCCCAGCACAACCACTGACGGAGGAGTGGACGTACACTCTTCTCCCTGGTTGCGCAAGAACGAAGTGCAAACCCTAGGAGATGCAACCTCATTCTTTATTTCCGGCATAGAGGGCAGTTTGTTGTCGAAAAAGACATGCTTATGAGCAAAATCCCCCTTATCGACGGTAGGAAACGCGATGTCCAAGACTTGTAGAAATGCCTGATATTCAGTTGAGGGTAGGGCAACACAGTTCGACTGTAAAGACCCGCACCTCGCTACATGGAATCCCATGACAATGCAAGGGGAGGCAAGCCTTATCAAAGGGGTTCCACAATCCCCCGGTGATGTGGGCTCATTGAGAGAAAAGGCCCATCCCGTGAAGGGTCTTTCCTCCGACCTAACTTCGCGCATGTTGGCTACGCTGGTTTGAGGATCATCCAGACAAAGGATACTTCCGACTGGCTCGTCCGGAGGGACAGAATCATACGTGAAATCGAAGAGATGGGCTATATTTCTGAAATGTATGCTGACGTTCATATACATGAGGACCAACTCGGTCTCTCTTCCGGATGAGTCGCGAACCCGGCGAATGAGAGCTGGGGTAACGATCACGTTGTTGGCTGGGCCAGATCTCGAGAAAACGTACGGTCTGTTCTCGACAATCTCCTTATCATGGACCACTGCTAAAGCGATCCTAGAATTTATGAAGGTTGTACGAATGTTGTTCGAAATGTAACCGGTATTGCGCTCCAAAGCGGACTGGACTTGCTCAGGAGTCATCGTCGCGAGCCTGCGTGATGCGACGGGGACAGTAACTTTTCTTTCGATCCAGAGATCCGGACGGCTGGCTCTCTCCTTGAGCTCAGCTTTGGTGGTGCAGTGAAAGGGCCCTTCATCTCTCACGGGGAATTCGGAGGCGATCACCTGGGGGAGGTTCCAATCCTTCAAATGATGAAAGCCCAGCCTCAAGCGAGATTCATTGAGAGCATTAAACCTCTTGGAATAGGGCGTGCCTTCTGAAATGGAGTCGGCGCATAGTTTGGACTCCTTCTGGAGGTTTGCTAGGACCATGGAGAGGCACCGATCAAATTCTTCACCTTCATACTCGTAATAAGCTGCTAGATGAAAAACCAGTTCCGATGGGTCAATTTTCTGCCACATCTCCTCGGTGATGTTCTTGGGCCTGACAAATTGTGGGTACATCTCGGAGCATTCGGGAGGCTCCTGCTTGATGGGGATGACGTACGAGTCCGATGTCATCCATTTATCCACTTTGGCCGCGAATTGGGAATCGATCTTCTTCAGAGACTTCTCTCTTCTCGCTTGAACAGCCGTGACGTAAACGTACGCTCCGGTTGCGGAGACCGCGAGAACTGCCATTTCGGTGTAGGAGGAACACCAGTACCTCACGGGTTTGCCTGCCGTGAGAGCCTTCCTGGTCATGCGAGTGGCGAAGTACTCGGACATAGTGTTGACAGACATAGTGGAGAGGAACATAAATGAAAAAACTGTCACTGCCAAGGGAGGACAAAACACACACGGAAGAGTGAAGGCGAGTGTGGTCCAGAGATTGAAGACGGAGGAAAGAGTGCCGGAACAGAAATTAGAAAAAAACTCTGTGAAGGGCAGACACAAAAGGCGCGGAAAGGTAGACGGGCAATATGGTGTAGCCCGTAGGGGCGATCAAGGTGCCGGCCTCAAATGCTCCTTGGGCAGCCTGATTCATAACCTCTTCTTTCTGTAAGGCGATGTCCTTGTTTACCTTTGATACGATGTTATGCTCCTCCATAACGTTTTTCATAGTGCGACAGAAGCGGGCGTACCAGGACTCAATCTGGATTGTGATGACGTGGCGCTTCGAAAATCCCCCTTCGCACTTACAAAAGTGCCTGGGGCAGGCACATTTCATGCACAAGTCGTAGTGCCGCGCCCGTTCGATCATGGCATTGTAATCGCGTGAGTCCTGGAGCTTCTGGCGAGCTCGGGATACCATGTAAGCCATCCACTCAGTGTCAGTGAATTGTCTGCCCATAATGATATTAACGGACCTGGAAGCTCCGGACGTATCGCCGGGCACATTCACCTCGGT